AATGGCTGACACCACATACAGGACTGGCTTTGGCACTGGTGCATTCGGTGTCAGGGCTTACGGCGTTGATGGTGTTTTAAAAGACGGTGAAGCCATTGTTATTGGCGTCACCTCGACTGCGGCAGCGAATGTTCGCGTTAGGCTTTCCGGGTCTATTGTTGCATCCAGCTCCAGCAACACGTCAGACGCCACAAGAGTGCGCGAAGTCAGCGCGTCTGCCTCAGTGTCAGCGAGCAGCACTTCCGCAGCCCAGCGCGTCCGTGAGAGCGCCTCAAACGTATCTGCAAGTGCAACGGGTGCTGCATCGGTTGAGCGCGTGCGTGAGCAGAGCGCAGCATCGAGCATTGCCGCGAGCAACACGGCGGCTTGCGAGAGAGTGCGTGAGCAAAGCGCGGCGGCAGCGTCCAGCGCGTCAGCAAGCGCAAACGCAATTACAATTGTCAGCGCTGCCTCAACTATATCTGCCGTTACTACAAATGTTGTAACGGTTAACCGCGTTCAGTTTAGCGGTGCTTTGATTAGTGCTGTCAGTAGTATTACTTGTAATGCTATTGAAAAGTGGGAGCCTTTGCCCGGCACGGCTGAAGTGTGGACGGAGGTTGATCCTGCGTCTGAAATATGGCAAGGTGCATCTAACGCAACCGAAAGCTGGTCTGCGGTTTCCCCTGACAATTCAGAATGGACACCAGCCCCGGCTACAGGTGAAACATGGGCTGACGCCGCATAGGCTAACGCCGAACAGGAGAATATCATGGCTGATACAACCACCACAACGCTAGGTTTAACCAAACCAGAGGTCGGCGCTTCCGAGGATACTTGGGGCGAAAAAATCAATACTAACTTTGACTTAGTAGACGACGCGCTTGATGGAACAACGGCTGTATCACTTGACATTAACGGTGGCACAATTGACGGCGCAGTAATCGGCGGTGCAACGCCTGCTGCTGGCACGTTTACAACGCTGACTGCAAACACAAGCCTTGGCGGCACTTTGTCTACGGCTGCGCAGCCAAACGTGACATCTGTTGGCACGCTGACGGGCTTAACGGTTAGCGCCAGTGCATCTTTAGCAGGCGCAAGCACCTCCGCAGACATTACCTTCGGCGACAACGACAAGGCCATCTTTGGTGCTGGCAGTGATTTGCAGATTTATCACGATGGTAGCAATAGTTATGTTGAGGACACCGCAACAGGTAGTCTTGTTTTAAAGGGTGCTAATGTTCTTGTTAGAGATACTTCTGACAACGACATTATGAAAGCCAATGACGGTGGATCGGCTGTTTTATTTTACGCAGGTGACAATAAAATCGCCACCACCTCCAGCGGAATTGACGTAACTGGCACAGTGACGGCTGATGGGCTGACTGTGGAGGGTTCTGACCCAGTTATTTTGCAGCATAGTGCTACTGGACCAACATTAAGGTTTAATAATATTGACCAAACTGTTGCTGATGATCAACAATTAGCGCGTGTAGAATTTAGCACTGATGACGCTGGTGTAGAAAAAGATGAAGCATACTTACAGCTAACGGCTGATGGTAATGCTGGTGCATCTTTTTTTGATATTATGACTGGTGATGGTACGCCGACTAAAACAGCACGTTTTAGTAACAACGGCGACATTAGCTTCTACGAGGACACAGGCACGACACCAAAGTTCTTCTGGGATGCGAGTGCGGAGAGCTTGGGCATTGGGACGAGTTCGCCTAGTGATGACCTTGAAATAAGCACAAGTGCAGATGCTAAAGGGCTTACAATTAAGAATGCTGGCAATAATAGGCCATATTTAAATTTTGATTCTAATAGAAGTGGTGCAGGGAACAATCTAGCACAGCTTAACTTCAAGTGGAACGGAGCCGATGTTGCTAGGATTATAGCCGTAGCAGGGTCAGACACAACTAATAAAGATGATGGTCATATAACTTTTAACACTTCTTCATCAGGTAGTGTAGAAGAACGCATGCGCATCGACTCATCGGGCAACCTGCTTGTGGGGACTACGAGCAATTCTCCCACAACTACAGCAGGTATTAATCTTGGCTCCAACAACAAGCTGCACGCAACCCGTAGTTCTGGTACGTCTGGTTACTTTAATCGCTTAACTTCAGATGGCGGCATTGTGGAGTTCGCCAAAGACGGCTCCACGGTGGGGAGTATTGATAGTGTTGCTGGTAGTGGAGGAGCCACTCAGGGGAAATTAAGAATAGGAACTGTTGATACTAAAATTCTTTTTGATGATGGTTTTGACGAAATATACCCTAACCAAAATGGGGTTACTACTTTAGGTGACCCAGGTGCAAGGTTCAAAGACCTCTACCTCTCTGGCGGTGTCTTCCTTGGCGGGGTAGGGTCGTCCAATAAGTTGGACGATTATGAAGAGGGGACTTGGACGCCTACATTGGTAGCAACAACTACAGATTTTGATAGTGTTACATACGATGGTGCAATAACGAGAGGCGTATATACTAAGGTTGGAAACATAGTAACTGTTACTGGTTCTTTAATGACCGACGCCGTGACAGTTGGCTCGGCCGCTGGCAGTATTGCAATAGCTGGACTGCCTTTTACTTCTGACGGTAATTATTCCACTGCTGGCTCAGTTGCACAAACGTTAGATTGGGCTGGAGAAGAACCTAGTGAGGCATTAATTTTTAACGGCCAAAATAAAATTAGCTTGTTTTATAAATCGGCCTCCGATGGAGATTCAGTGGCTTTGGCAGTTGCTGATGTTGGAGGTGGCGGGAATGACAATCGTGTTTACGTTACCGTTACATATCGTGTTGCTTAATTACCCCGCACCATAGGGGTGGACAGTCCAACCATCACAGGAGATAAACGATGGCACTATCAGAACGCACAGAACAGGATAAGATTGAGATAGTTTCGGCTCATAAATTTATCCAAATACGCACAGCCACAGTCATTGAACGTGATGGCGTAGAGATCAGCCGATCATTCTCACGCCATGTTGTTGCACCAGATGCAGACATCACAGGCGAAAGCGCAGAGGTACAAGCCATCTGTGCAGCCGTACACACACAAGCGGTTAAGGATGCTTACGCCGCCCATATAGCCGCACAGGAGGTTTAACCCATGGCCGTAACTTACACTTGGACTATCCCCACTTGCGAACACGACATCGCAACGGGTGGAATTAACGTAGTACACTGGCGCTGCACAGGCGTTGACGGAGATCACTCTGCGTCATCCTATGGCACAGTGGGCTTAACACCTGACCCATCTGCCGCTGACTTCGTTGCGTATGCTGACGTGACTGAAGCACAAGCGCAGGGCTGGGTCTGGGCCAGCGTATCACAGGATGATACGGAAGCTGCTATCGCTGCACAGATTGATGCGATGGCAAACCCAACCGCTGCCTCGGGAACACCTTGGGCTGCTTAACTTAACTTAAAAGGAGATCACTATGACTGAAGACAAAAAGGTCATTACGATTGACGACATCGAGTACACAGAAGACCAACTGTCAGACGAGGCAAAGGTGTGCATAAATCACATTGGCTCTCTGGATCAAAAGATTGGTTCAGCGCAGTTTAACCTGACGCAGCTTCAAGGTGGTCGTGAGTTCTTCATGGCTAGGCTGAAGGCTGCTTTGGAAGCACCAGCGGAAGACGAAGCTGAATAGCTCGCACAACATAACGCAACTGGCCAGCTATATGCTGGCCTTTTGCATATTTGGTACAATGTGCTATATTGGCCGCAATGCGTTTTCCGAGAGGCGACAATGGCTTTAATTGATCTAAACATTCCAGCTGGCGTCTATCGCAACGGCACTGACTTGCAGAGTATGGGCCGTTGGCGTGATGCAAGCCTTATTCGCTGGCATGACGGCGTTATGCGTCCGGTAGGCGGGTGGCGCACGCGCAACAACAACGCTGCAAACGCAAGCATACGCGGCATAACTACTTGGAACACAAATAGCAGCGACCGCTGGATTGCCGCTGGCACATACAACAAACTTTATGCTTGGGCCGAGACTGGCGTTCAATATGACATTACCCCGGTTGGATTAACTGCTGGGCGTGAGGACGCAATATCTTTCACAGGCTACGGCGGCGCGGAGTTTGGCGCATACGCATACGGCATTGCCCGGCCTGACACAGTTCGCATTCAGCCAGCGACCAGCTGGGATTTGGAAACGTGGGGCGAATACTTGCTGGCGTGCAACGAGGACGATGGCAAGATTTACGAATGGCAGCTCGCCACAGGCACGCCCGCTGCGGTGTTGTCTAACGCGCCGACAAGTAATCTTGGTTGCGTTGTAACTGAAGAGCGCTTTTTGTTTGCGCTTGGCGCGGGCGGCAACCCTCGCAAAGTGCAGTGGTCTGACCGTGAGGATAACAATTCATGGACGCCAGCCGCTACAAACGAGGCGGGTGATCTTGAGCTAAACACGTCTGGCGCATTGATGAAGGGCTTGACTGTTGCTGGTCAAACCTTGCTTTTGACAACGCGCGATGCCCACGTTGCTAACTACATTGGCCCGCCATACGTTTACGGCATTGAGCGCGTTGGCACGTCCTGCGGGCTTGCAGCAAAACAGGCTGCCGTTGTTGTGGATGCGGGTGCATTCTGGATGGGCGTTAATTCGTTTTATCTGTATCAGGGTGGGCAGGTTCAGGAGTTACCCTGCGACGTGTCAGATTATGTCTTCAACGACATCAACCGTGGCCAGATCAGTAAATCGTTTGGAATGTCTAATTCCATGTTTGGTGAGATTACTTGGTTTTACCCAAGCGCGGCATCAACGGAAAACAATCGCTATGTGACGTTTAATTACACAGAAAACACATGGTACATTGGCGAGCTGGCCCGCACAGCTGGCGTTGACCGCAGCGCATTCCGCCAGCCAATGATGGCTGATCCAGCGGATTACAAGATTTACGAGCATGAGATTGGCTTTGATTACGGTGCGTTGACACCTTACGCCGAGACAGGTCCGTTCCGCATTGGCGCTGGGGATCAAGTTATGAGCGTGACTGAGCTTCTGCCGGATGAAAAGTCGCAAGGTGACGTAAATGCCGTCTTTAAGACGCGCTTTTACCCGAATGGCACTGAG